AATTCTGGCGAATCCTCCGACATCCCCCTGAAGAATCTTCCTGTAATTCGGCCTGAAGCAGCGACCCATTCACCCAAAGGCGACAAGTGGGGAACTGCTGACGACCTGAAGGCAGCCGAGTGGATATTCAGCAAAGTGCGGATTGTCACCCCAACTGCACAACAACCCAACTGGCCCGCCTGGGCTAACGACATCCGCCTGATGAGAGGCGCCCTTGAGGTAACGCATCACGACATTTGCGAAACCTTTAAGTGGGCCAACGCCGATCACTTCTGGCAGAGCAACATCCTCAGCCCTGCAAAACTCCGCGCCAAGTGGGACACGCTCCGTGCGAAGATGAGCCAGCCAGGGCGTAACCGGCAGGCAGTAGCTCAGCAACCTGCTCAGCACTGGAACAGCCGCGAAGCCTGGGAGAATGAATTCCTATGAGAAATCTCGTATCAGCAATCCAAAACCGTGATGCAGGTGCACTGGCTCGCATTGCAGGAGATGGCCCGCGCCCGGTTGAAGGTGGAGTGCATGAAGACGTTGAGCGCCTAGTCGATGCTCTGTTTTCGAACCTGAAGCAGGTATTCCCGGCATCGGTCAGCACTGCGTGGCGTAACCCCAACGATGAAGCAGCAGCGAAACGCCAGTGGATTGCCGCCTTTGCAGAGAACGGTATTCACAACAAGCAGCAGTTGTCAGCAGGCATGAAGCTGGCCCGTGCCAGCGGTTCGCCGTTCCTGCCATCGCCCGGCCAGTTTATCGAGTGGTGTAAGCAGGGAGAACATCGCGCCGCTGGCCTGCCGTCAGACGAAGCATTGTACGACACGTTCCGTCTGTACTGCCGCGACCGGGGCATGTACGACAGTAGCGAGGACTTCCCCTGGGAAAGCGCGGCGTGTTTCCACATGGTGACAGCGGTTTACAACCAGATGCGCTCGTTCAACCTGACTGATTCTGAATGCCGCAAACGCTTGGGCGATGAGCTGCGTAAGATGTCCCGACGCATTGAGGCTGGCGAAATTATCCCGCCACCGCGCAAGCAGATTCCTCAGTTGCACATCCCGACCGGTAACGAAAAGGCGCTGGATCATCTTGCTGATATCCGTCGCCGCTTTGGGCTGAAAGGTGGTCGTCATGACTGAGATGAACCGTATCCGGTTTGAACGCCTGTATCGAAGCGTACACGGTGACAAACACAACCTGACCCGCTCTCACTTTGGTTATCAGGATGCCACGGTAGACAGGGCCTTTTTCTTCTGGCTTGAGGGAAGGGAGAGTGCCGCATGACACAGGTAACTCAACTGGTAATCACACCATCGCTGATGCGTCAGGCCCGCAACATGACGCTGGCAATCATCGACCTGGCTAAGACGCGCGACCTGACGCCGGAGCAGTTCCGGGCGCACCTGAACGCTATCGACATGCTGGCGCGCGAAGCACATGACCTGATAGTCGATGCTGAGTTTGAAAAGGAAGGAGAAGATCATGATCCACTATCACGGCGGACCCATAACGCCTGACACATGCGCCATCAGGGCATGGAAAGGGCGGCACGCCTGTATTTCATTTGCAAACCCAGGGCAAATCAATCTGGCTGCAGAATACTGCCAGTCATTCTTTCTTGATAACGGAGCATATCCAGAATGGAATCGCGCAGCAAAAGGGAAGAGCACCTTTAAAGGTTGGGGTCCGTACTATGAATGGGCCAAGAAATGGCTAAATCACCCTGGCTGTGATTTCGCCATTATTCCTGACGTCATAAATGGTGGGGAATCAGAGAATGATGCACTCATTGAAGAGTGGCCACACGGAAAATTCCATGGCGTGCCGGTATGGCACATGAACGAGAGCGATGATCGATTCATCCGGCTTTGCAATGAGTACCCGAGAGTGGCGATCGGGAGCTGCGGAGAATATGACGTTAAGCGTCCGAATCTTGCTGTGGCGCGCATGAAGGACCTGATTCGACACGTTACAGACGATTACGGTCAGCCCATCGCCAAGCTTCACGGCCTGCGCATGCTTAACCCACTTATTTTCACCAAACTACCACTGGCGAGCGCTGACAGCACTAACGTTGCCAGAAACATTGGTATCGATAAGGCATGGTCAGGAGCGTACGCCCCGGCATCAAAAGAAACCCGCGCTGCATTGATGGTTGAACGTATCGAGTCACACAATAGCCCCGGCTCACTGCATTACTGCGAGCAACGGGACCGGTTCAACATGCAGCTACAGTTGGCTGTGTAGGAGGAAGCATGAGAAAAAACGATGAGCTGGAAAGGGTTATGGAGCGTCAGAAGTTTGATGCGTGGTTTGAGGCTGAATATAAACACCTCGAATCTTCCAAATACACCGACGCAGTGCCACATATCAAATACGGATTCTGGCAAGCATGGCAGGCAAGTCGTGAGCGCATCGAAGTCCAATCCCCAAGATTTATTGGGAGTCGTGAAGCACTAAATAAGGGCTTTACGGTGGATTACTCCAATGGGTTTGGTGACGCTATGGATGCCTACGAGCTTTCACTAACCAAAGCCGGAATCAAGGTGAAATCATGAACAACGTAATCCCCTTAAAACGCTCTGAGCACAAACCTCTCAGAGATACACATTCAGCCATAGTGACTGCCCTGAAGATGATTCGTGAAGGCGGACACAGTAAGCAGAGCATTGACCTGTTGTTGAGCGCCGCAGCCGACAACATCCATGACTACGTGGAGACAATCGAAGGGAGGTAGCAGTGGAGACGCAACGTTATCTACTGAGAGACAACAACATCCGACATAACTGCATCAGCGCCATCCAGCAACTTCCCGCCAATCCCGACAAACCTCTGCAGGTAACCATCCAGGAAGACACCAGAAGCCTTGCGCAAAACCGCATGCTTTGGGCCTGCCTGCATGACGTATCAAGCCAGGTTGTCTGGAACGGGAAGAAACTCGACTCTGAGAGCTGGAAACACATATTCAGCGCCAGCTTGAAAGGGCAGGAGACGGTGCCGGGTATCAATGGCGGCTTTGTGGTGCTGGGCCAGTCAACAAGCAAAATGCGCGTCAGTGAGATGCGTGACCTAATCACACTAATTCATGCTTTCGGTGCCGAGCAGAACGTCAGGTTTAGCGATGAATCAGCGAGCGCAGCTGAATGGGCTGGAAGATTCGGGAGTACAGCATGACACCACAGGTTACCTCCATTCCTCAGTTGCTCATTGAGGCCCGAGGAAACCAAACAGCAGTTGGCCGAGAGATCAAATCAACTCGCACAACTGTCAGGAAATATGCCCGAGACTTTAACTGCCGATATCACGTCGTAGTCAATGGTGTGTTGATGGTCAGTCAGGGCGATCGTGGGCATCACAAAAGGAAAAGCAATGAAGAAAACATGGTTCACCCATGACCCTGTAGATACAGACACTGCAAACGAACTCATTTCCCGTTACAACGCCCGTAACATTCATACCCAAAAGACACTCGCTGCCGATCCCCGCTTATGGCTGGTTAACGCGCTGTTGCCTGAAGGTAATCGCGAACCACGAAGAGACAAAACTTATGAGAACAAATGCTGGGCGTAAGCGTTGTTGTAGCTGCAGTACTGTGCTGACCAGTGAAGATAAACACCGGTTCGGAGTTAGCTGTGAAATCTGCGAAAAGGATATCTGGTATTACGAGCACCTCGACTATCTGCCAATTCATGCCGCATGGCGATATACCTGCTATCAACTGCGCTGGTTGTGGCATACCGCTGGCTACGGACGAGACATATGCCTGCGTCCGCTGCTGCGCCGGCTGGATGCAAGACGACAACATCAGAATGCACGGAGGGGGCGATGAGAAAAGTCAGGCGAAGATGTAAGAATGCGGACTGTCGAGAATGGTTTCATCCGGGTTTCTCAAATCAAACGTGGTGCTCACCAGAATGCGGAACCGTGATAGCACTGGCAAAGAGAGAGAAGGACCGGCATAAGGCGATACAGGAAGCAGAACGACGGCGAAAAGATGAAGCTCAGCAGGAAAAGCGCCACACCAAAATCCGCAAGTTAGCAGTAAAGCCCCTCAGTCACTTCCATAAGCAAACCCAGTCAGCCTTCAACGAATATATCCGCACTCGTGATGCGGCCGATCCGTGCATCAGCTGCGGACGATTCCACGAAGGAAAATATGACGCCGGGCACTATCGAACTCGCGGCGCTTCACCGGCTACACGCTTCGAAGAAACCAACTGCCATAAGCAGTGCGTACCCTGCAACCAGCACCTTTCCGGCAACATTGAAAACTACACGCCTAACCTGATTAAGAAAATCGGTCAGGCTGCTTTCGATCGCCTCATGGGTCCGCACCCCGTGAAGAAGTGGACGCGGGAAGAACTGCAGGAGCTTGCGGCACATTACAGGCAGAAGACCAGAGAACTGATCAAACAGAGGAGCGAGGCGCAATGAGGATAGAGCGTGACTACCAGCAAATCGTCAGGCTATCAGGCGTCCGCAGCGCAGCTGATATGCGCAGGTTATTCGGCAATGGCTGGAAGACTATCAACAAATCACAGCAGGCATGGGTCAGGCATCTGCTGGGCGTATGGGGCGATCACATGGGCGGAGAAGATTACGACCGTGCAGAGGTTAACGTTATCGGGCGCCTGATGATGCGATGCGAATGGAGTGAGCAGAAGGGCAAGCAGATAGAGAAAATCGTGTCACAGCTGCATTGTGAAGGGCTGCGGGGTGAGGATTTATTCCGAAAGGCGCGTGACCTGCTTATCCCTCAGTCATCAACGGCAAACATCATCGCTCTCGCCAAAGAATCAGATGATGCCGCCTTTGTTGAATCAGTTATGGTAAAGACATTCGGAAGGGATAACCCGCTTCGGAACGTAGCCAGATTACGATACTGCAAGCGCAAGAGCGTGCAAAATATCGGCTCATCCATGATTTATTACTGCAGCATCTCACCTAAAGAGGCACGCAACAGAATGGAATGGGCGATGGATATCATCGAAGGAGAAATGTTTTACGCAATTAAGCGAGAAATGGAGAAGGAGATTCTTAAAATTGCTGCGTGATTATACAAAATAGCACGAATTGCCAAAGACAAGGGGCATGCGACCTGGCACATTAACGGCATGATCGGGAAGTGAAGCGAACAGATCGCAGCTTTACCGGTCAGTTGCATAAATGTGGATGACAAAGAGCCTCGTGACCTCACCAGTCGGCGGGGCTTTTTTATTATCCGCTGCAGGGGATGAGCAATAAATTATCCCTTCCATGGGATAGGTGCTCCTAACAGCAGCGAAGTAGCAGTTAAGGCTTCAAACTTTCGGCGAACATCGCCAAAGCCTTCGTGACTACAGCTGATTGTGACTCTCCAGTCTGTGCAGCCAGAGATTCCAAGAGCGCGATAGTATCTGTGTGAAGCTTAATCCCCTTCACCTTTACACCGCGCTTTTCGTCGCTGCGTTTCTGAATTTCAGATATTGACTGAGCCATAACAAAATCCTAAATTATCGGGTAGGGGTGAGAGGGGTTTCCCCCTCTCTTCCTGACTGTCTTAGTAAGCTGGCGAGCTAATCACTAAGAGAACAATCAGGATGATGATTAATTTCATCATAACCCTTTCCTCGTTGGCCTCTGCTTCGGTAGGGGCCTTCCCGTTTCAGCGTCTTGCTGATGGGATAAATTATAGGTTAACCTATAATGTAGGTCAACCTATATTCTCTGATTATCAGAACAAATTTTAAGGATCGCTTCGGCGGTCTTTTTTTCGTTTTTCGCCCCTGCCAATCAATATCGAATCTCACCCTTTCCTGTGTGGCAGCGGGCGATCTTTTCTTCTGACTACCTGCAGCACCGACCGTAATCACGGAGGTGTTATGAGTATCGATATGAGCAAACTGGCATCAGGCGCAGCTTATGGCGCATCTGCCGGGACAATTGCCAATGGTCTGCTGACCAGGCTGAGTCCCGATGAATGGAGTGCTGTAGGCGTCCTGGCCGGTATCCTGGTCGCGCTATTCACGCTCGGCATCAACTGGTATTACAAGCGCAAGGCTACACTGGCGCAAATCAAAGCCCTTCAACGCTGGCCCACTGCACCAGACATCAACGAGGAATAACCCATGGCTATGTCAAACAGCCTGCGCAATAAGCTCATTGCTGTCGCGGGTGGCGGAGCTATGGCTATCGCTACGGTATTCCTCGGCGGTAAGGATGGGGTAGAGGGCAGGGTGTACGAGCCTTACAAAGATGTGGCTGGCGTCTGGACCGTCTGTGATGGTCACACCGGTACCGACATTATCAAAGGCAAGAAATACACTGACCGCGAATGTGATCGGCTGATGTGGAACGATCTGCAGCCGGTTAAGAAGGCAGTCGACGGAATGGTCAAAATCCCACTGGGTGAATATCAGCGGGCCGCACTGTACAGCTTCACCTATAACGTTGGCACAAACGCGTTCTCGAAATCGACACTGCTTAAACGTCTGAATGCCGGTGACGTTGATGGCGCGTGTGAAGAGCTGCGTCGGTGGATTTATGCTGGCGGGCAGAAGTGGCGAGGGTTAATGAACCGTCGCGATATGGAGCGAACCATGTGCCTGGCGGAGAGTGCCGATGACCTCAAAGGCTAAAGTGTTCGCTGCGCTCATCCTGCTGGTTCTTTTGCTATTAGCCGCGTCAGTAGCATTCGCGTTCTATTACCGCGGCAATGCCATTGACTACAAGGCGCAGCGTGACACTGCAACCAGTAGTCTGAAGCAGGCCACTGACACCATCACCGATATGCAGACACGGCAGCGTGACGTGGCCGCACTTGATGAGAAATACACGAAGGAATTAGCCGATGCTAAAGCCACTATCGATCAGCTGCATGATGATGTTGCTACTGGCAAGCGTCGGTTGCAGCTCAACGCCACCTGCCAGAAACAATCCACCTCCGGCACCCCCGGCATGGATGATGCAGCCACCGCCCGACTTACTGACGCCTCTGAACTGGATTATTTCACGCTCAGAGAGCGAATCGAAGTTGCCGGAAAGCAAATAGCGGGTCTGCAACAGTACGGCAGAGAGCAATGCTTTTATTAGATATAGCTACTGAATAAATTTTAAATACTAGTGTGATCTTATTGCACACGGGCACTCCAAATATTTCCTATAAATAACTGATAAATATTGCTTTATACAGTATTGCACCCATAAGTCATGAAGCGTAAAATTCAATTTCACTGTTTATTTATACAGTGCTTTTAATTGGTTTTATTTTACGTCAAAGAGGAATTTTTCTATGGGTTCAGGAAATGGTTTTGACAATGCTCATAACAACCAGTTTGGCGGTGGTGGGCGAGGACCGACCGGTGGTGTTAATACAGGCTCCGGCCCGTCTGGCAACGCTGGTAATGGTCGATACGTTCTGTCACCAGCAAAGCCTGGAGAAGTTGTAGGGCAGTGGGTTAACGGCGAATATCGGATTGAAATCTCACGAGGCATGAATTGGGTGCCAGATAACTCGCTTCATTGGTCAGATGGCCATTCAGGCAGTGAAGGTCGCGATAATCTTCGGACTAATGTAACGGCACCTGTTCCATCGGGATTCCGTTCAGCAGTTGATGGCTATATTTATACGGTAACCGTTGACGGTAATGACAATATTACCGGGGTAAGCCTTTATTCGCGGCCGATTTTGAATAATCGTAAAGACTGGAAAAATGGTGAAACTGCACGTCAGGCACAAGCTCGTGCACTCGTTCAGGTGCAATTAGATGCGAAGAAAGCTGCCGCAGCCGCTGCAGCGCAAAAGGCAGCGAATGATGCAGCTGCCGCAGAAGCGCAACGTAAGGCTGAAGAAGAAGCCCGGCGTCAACAGGCAGAATGGGATGCTGCACATCCTGTAGAGGCTGCGCAGCGTGATGTCAATAATGCTTCTGTCAATGCGTCAGCCTTACAAAATAAGATTAATTCTGACAATGCCCAAATCAACGCTAACAACGCCGAGATCAACGCAAGGCAGCCTCAAGTTAATGAACTGTCAGCGAAGGTTCAGGCGCTTGGAGAACAAGTAAGAGGTCTTGCAGGCGTAGATCCCGTACGTTCAAACAGGATCCTCTATACGATCCTAACGCCAGCGAAAAATAAGCGCGATCAACTTCAAAATGAGATTAATTCTTATAATTCTCAGAATGATGCATTGCGTAATGATATTTCTTCTCAAAGTAACTCTCTTAACCAAGAAAATATTAACCTTGCAAATGCCCAGTCCCGGCTTCAGCAAGCACAGTCTGAAGCTGAAGCAAAACGTCAGGCTGAAATTGCACGTCAAGCTGCAGAAGCTGCGCGCTTGAGCGCTGAGCAGGCAGCAGCAGCTCAAGCTAAAGCTAAAGCTGACGCTAAAGCTAAGTCGGAGGCAGAAGCTGCAACTAAAGCTGCTGCTCTTGAAGCTGCGCGTTCAAAATTAGAAGAGCAAAATGTATTTGGCTTTGCTGGCTTTCCTGCAGTAGCCGCCTCCGCTGCGCCAATTACCTTTGCTGAAACAGGTTTGGGCGGTTTTACCTTGGGTGAGGCTGCGCTTACGACAGCATGGAATTCTGTGCGAACCGTAGTCGCGGAGTTAATTGGGACAGCCATCTCAGGCAGTGGCATCGGTGCACTGATCGCTTCTGTTGCATATATTCCAAGTGCGGGTGAAGGTAGCGATAAGGTACCAGGACGTGAAGATATTAATATGTTCCTGTCCGCTATGCCTGCAGATGCTATCAAACTTCCATCTGACGCTTCTTTAAAAGCTGCTGCTGACGTTAATGGCTCTGTCAATATGGCCGTTCGTGGCCGCCTTTATTACACAGAGAATGCACTCAAAACATATCTGGTACGAACTGTTAATCCGAGTGCTGTTCGTGTATTAAATGCGTCGATTGACAAAGTCACAGGGCTTTATGCAGTATCGATACCAGCAGAGAGCGGCCTACCTTCCCGCACAATCCTTGTGTCACCTGAGAAAGCTCCTGGCTATAAAGGTTTGCCACCTCTTGTAACGCCAGCTCATAGCGATGCGGTACCAGGTAATACAGGCAATCAAAATCCTGTAAATACATCGCCGGTGATTGAAAGCTTCCCAATGGCGGATGACATGGACTTCAGGGATGCAATCCTGATTTTCCCTGCGGATTCTGGGTTGAAACCTATCTATGTCATGTTGCAAAGTGGACGTGACCTGCCAGGTAAAGTCGAAGGCGTTGGTGCAGATGTCGTGGGCAAGTGGTTAATGGCTTCTGGTAAAGAATTAGGTGTACCAGTACCAACACGGATTGCTAAAAAATTGGCTGGTAAAGAATTCCGAAGCTTTGATGCGTTTCGCGATGCTTTCTGGAAGGAGGTTGTGGCCGATTCCGAGCTGGCAGGCCAGTTTAACACTAACAACCGTCAGCGAATGAAAGAAGGATTAGCACCTCGCGTACAGGCGAAAGAAAGTGTTGGCGGCCGTCGCTCTTATGAGCTTCATCATGTCGAACTTATCTCACAAGGCGGCGAGGTGTATGATATCGATAACCTTCGCGTTCTGACACCAAAGCGTCATATCGAAATTCATTCAAAGAAATAAGGTGAAAATATGGAACTGAAGCATAAATTTGAAGACTACACGGAAGCAGAATTCACCCAACTTGTGAGTGAAATCTGCAGCGCTAAAGGCGGAGAAGCTCATCAGGATAAGTTGCTGGAAAACTTCATTTCGGTAAGTGAGCACCCTGAAGGTTCCGACCTGATCTTTTACAGCGAAGATAAGGACGCAACACCTGTCAAGATTGTCGCTGCTGTTAAAGCATGGCGCAAAGCCCACGGTAAGCGTGGCTTCAAGTCATAAATTATAAAGCCTCCTCACGGGGGCTTTTTCATGACCATCACAAGGCGCATTTGCGAGTGCGCCTGATGATGGATTGTATTGGCCTCAATGATGATTTAACGTTCAAGCTCGTTAAGCAACAGAGGCTAAAAATTATGTCCTATATAACACTTGAACGAACCTTGCTTTACCGTGGTAATGATGGACAACTGACAAGATATGAGATTTTCAAGAACGATGGAAATCCAGCGGATAATATTGAATTGGTCATCATATATAGGGAAAAAGAAATTAACGAACATAAATCATGGGTACGAACCAATGATGAGGTTTCGTTAGAGCACTTGATCCCTAAACAAAACACAGGGTTTCCTACGATGGTTCGTGAATCGATGAGCGCTGGCCATGGTCGGCAAATATCATATGTTATAGATGAGTGCACTAAACACTGGTCACAACATTACAAATAACCGCCTCCAGGCGGTTTTTTATTGCCATCACTATGAGCGGGCCCATAGTAATGGCAGTTCATTTAGCTTTGTTGTTTCGCAAAGTTAACCGTCACATTTTTCCCATTGATGGTTAATTTTTTCTCTGTTCCCGGAGCCATTTCACCTGACCAATTAATGACTTCTCCGTCTTTAACTGCCTGAATCCTGACTTTGTACTTATCTGCATCTTTAGTCACTTGAGACGTGATTGACGCGGGTATTGAATTGTCACTGGAAGACAGTGGGATAACCAGTCCAAGCCCTTGCGGTGGGTAACGTAGATCATCAATCGACACCGTTACCCAGAACATTTCATTTGGGTCTGGGCAATCTTTAACAGTTTGTCTGGGCTCTCCAAATGCTTCAAAAGTTGTTGTGGTACACAACGCTTGATAATTTGTTGCGCTGGCCATACACGACAGGCAAAGCGACATGGATGCAACGTACATCTTAAATTTCATGAAACCTCCTTTATAAGTTCATTAAACACTATCGTCTATAATCAGAAAAACATGAGCGGAAGAAGGCGTGGCAAGCCCAGATTGTGAGGCCATCGAACCTGCTTACTGGGCTGGTACAAACTTTAAGAATGAAGTTAATCATTAGAATGGCAGGCCACTTTTAGTAAAATGAAGAGGATAATACGTTGAAATCTTGTCTCATCAATCCTAAAAGACCTTCGTCTAATGTTCCTTCTTTAAAAGAAAAAGTTACCAAAAAATTGTTTTGTTGATCATCTTGTCCTGCCGTTAATTGACAATAAACGCCTCCTTTATTGGCGTTATAGAATGTAGGGATTGAGTTGGCGTAAAGATCTTCATCAATTGCTGATTTACGAAATTTGTAGCCGGGATGTCCAGTAAGCCAGTTACGGAACTTACTTTTTTCAGTGTTAGAAATTACAAACCACTCTTGAATCATCTGATGCATTCCTACTGATATTGGAATTTTTTATGGCACTCACCTACAAACAAGAAATGTTCTGTCGCGAGTACCTCATCGATTTGAAGGATGAATTCTAGCCAGTAAAGTATCCCTCAATGCTTCATAGGTAATGCCGCGCTGATGATGGAAATTTGATCTCTCAGGCAAGTATACCCCCAGCATCCTCTCTGATGTGTCGTAAGTGGGATGATGAGAGTTTTTGGTAAGTTCTTGAGTGTTGAATCGGCCCATCCGATTAAGAATGCGAGCAACACCCATCAAGCGCCCTTCATTGTTCCCATCGAAGCCGGGAAATGCTAGAGAATGCTCAGGACTGAAGTGAGGTACTTCTTCTGCAAGCTTAGCTTGGTCGTCTGGTGACAAATGATCATACGTGAATTTGAGCATGTCATACATTTCAAGTACGTCGCAGACGTGTTTCACCTCAACGGGATTATCTTCCTCCGTGGATAGATTTGAATATTCCCATTCTAAAGCCCAGAGGTTATCAGTAGTAACCGCTTCCCTGATTAGTTCAGGGTCATAACTGTGTTCGATTCCCAAGGCTTCATGTATATCGCAAAGTAACAAAATTTGAAGTTTCTCTGCTTGTGTATATTTCATGTTAACTCCCAGAGTTTCTACTTAATGTAGGGGGTTAAAATATCCAGTATTGGATGTAATTATCAAGAAAATATTAAGGGTTGTTTATGGCGACACCAGATTGGGAGGCCATCGAATCGGCTTACCGGGCTGGTTCTTTGTCCATACGCGCTATAGCTGATAAGCATTCGGTAACAGAAGGTGGCATACGCAAGCGAGCCAAGCAGAATGGCTGGCAGCGAAACCTCACAGAGAAAGTGAGAGAGGCCACCAAAACAAAACTGGTACGCAGTGAAGTACGCACAGCCGGTACGCAGAAAGAGGTGCGTACTGATGAAGAGATTATCGAAGAAGCTGCTGATGAGGCGGCTTCAGTAGTACTGGCTCACCGTGAGGGATTAGCCGCATGGCGTGGCATTACCAACAAGCTCCGCGACTTCCTCGAGGATGCTGAAATCACCGAAGACAATCACGCCTCAATGTCACGCTCAATCACTGCCGGTGTCGATGCGCAGATTAAGGTGATTAACGCCGAGCGCAAGGCCTACAACCTCGATAGTGAGGAAGGCAATAAGACGGTCGATGACCTGTCTAACCTGATGGATTCATTGTCTCAGTGGGCTTAATGAAACCTGAGCACTTCAAGCTGCTGGCTGATAAAGACTGGCGGCTGAATAACCTGTACTGGATCACCGACAAAGAGGGTAAGCCTCAGCGATTCCGGATGACCCCGGAGCAGCGCGAATACTTCGAAGGAATCCACACTCGCAACATCATCCTGAAGGCTCGCCAGTTAGGGTTCACGACAGAGGTGTGCATTATCCAGCTTGATGCGGCTCTCTTCGAATCTGCCAAATGTGCATTGATTGCCCACACTCTGAACGATGCCCGGCGCCTGTTTCGCGAAAAGGTGAAATACGCCTACGACCGCCTTCCAGCAGAAATCAGGGCGGCCAATCCGGCGAGCAATGATTCGGCGGGAGAGCTGGTATTCAAAAAGGGCGGGTCACTCTATGTCAGCACATCATTCCGTGGAGGTACGCTGCGTTTCCTGCACGTTTCCGAGTTCGGGAAGATATGTGCCAAGTTCCCCGACAAAGCCCGTGAGATTGTCACTGGTGCGTTTGAAGCGGTATCCAGCGATTGCTTCACTACCATTGAGAGTACGGCAGAAGGGCGGGCCAGTTACTTCTTTGATTATTGCCAGACGGCTGAGAAAGCACAGTTGCAAGGTAAGACGCTTTCCAATCTCGACTGGAAGTTTTTCTTCTTCTCCTGGTGGAAGAATCCACTGTATGCAATTGACCCCGTAGAGCCTCTACCGCAACGCCTCGACGATTACTTTGACGATATCGAGCAGAAGCATGGCGTCATTCTCAATGATCGCCAGAAAGCCTGGTATTACGCCAAAGAGAAGACTCTCGGCGATGACATGAAGCGTGAGTACCCATCAATTCCGGCTGAAGCATTCGAGCAGTCAGTTGAGGGTGCTTATTACGCGAAGCAGTTCCGCTGGCTCTACACGAATAAGCGTGTTGGTGAGCTGCCTGATAACTCTCATCAGATGGTTCACACCTTCTGGGATATCGGCGTAGGCGACTCGACGGCCATCTGGTTCATTCGTGAGGTCGGTGATGAATTCCATGTCATCGACTACTACGAGAATAGCGGTGAAGGCCTCAGGCACTACATGAAGGTGCTGAAAGACCGCGGCTATGAGTATGGCGATCACTGGGCACCGCACGATATCGATAACCGTGAGTTTGCCGGTGATGGAAAGAGCCGCAAGCAGATAGCTGCAGAAGGCTTTGAAATCGACGGTCAGGTTTATTCAATCCGCTTCAAGGTCGCACCAAAGCTTGGTGTTGATACCGGCATCGACTCTGTGCGCGAAATCCTTCCTAAGTGCGCCTTTGACGCATCCAAATGCGAGCAGGGCATCTCTCATCTTGAGGGTTACCGCAAGGAGTGGGACGACAAACGCGGCTGCTGGAAAGACAAGCCTTTGCACGACTTCACATCGCACGGCGCTGATGCGTTCCGCTACTTCGCAGTGGCGAAAACGAATCACAAACAGACCGGCGCAATATTCTTCTAAGGAGCTCATCAGTGAGTGAACTAAGCAACGGGGAACAATTCCTTGTGAACGCCCTCGCTCATGAGATAGGGCGCCAGCGCATGATGTATGC